AAAGGATAAAGTAGCGAAGTTGTTAGGAGATATAGATGCAGGAGTGGCCACAGAGGTTAAATCTAAAGACAAAAGAGCTGGAGAAAGCGTTCCGGGTGGTAGAGATCGCTTGGCAGAACTCTCAAGAAGAGGAAGTGAACGTGGAGATTCCACAAGAACTGCAGCACTTGACCCCGTTTCAATGGGAGGAAGTTTGCCAGATGCTGATGTGTCTGGAAGAACAGAGGGATCACAGCGAGATACACTAACTGATAAAGAACAAGAAATAGAAGACCAAGAAGCTGCGTTTGAACAGATAAACGAAAAAGCAGCGGCTCAAGAGATAGCTCTTGAAAACCTTGAAGATCAAGTTGACGCCATAGTAACGGAGCCGGTTGTACCTGATGCTACACAAACTAATGCTGTATCGGGGCAAAGAGGCGGGACTCAACTCATACCGGGTACTAAAGTGCCTACTGACCCGACAACTCTTGCACCTATTGGCAAACCAGTCCTTCAAGACGACCCACTATACGCACCATCTGAAGTGCCGCCGAGTGTAGTTCAAGGTGCGTCAGTACCACAAGCACAACTACAAGCCGCGGAAGATACCCGTGACCAAGAGGCGCAAACAAAACTTGACACGTTGTTTGAAGACGGACGCCGAGCAAAAAGCCGAGAGTACCACGATACACAGCTTGACCCACGGTCTGCACCTGAAGTTACTACCGCAGTCGATAAAGAAGGCATTGTCGAGTTGCTTAATATATCGGATGCTGACCTTAAAGACGACGCCCCAGCCCTAGCCGCTAAGACATTCTTTAAACGGTTCCGTAGACCTGTTGATGCCCTTGCCGAAATCGGTGCAACTGTGGTGGTCGGCCCTACCCAGACTATTAAGAAGGACTACACCCCTAAAGAGTTTGCTTTTTACAACGGCATGACACAGAAGTCCGCGGCGGACGCACGTCGTTGGGTTCACGAAAACATGTCTAGAGGTGCTATACTAGAGATGCTAGACGCCCGTCGTATAGCTAATCGTGATACTGTTAAGTTTAGCCCATCTGATGTTTATATCGGTATGGTTAAAGGTATAAAAGATGTCCAAGCAGGGGTAGCTAACGAGTTTAAGAAGCAGGTAAACGATTATACCGCAGAGGTTATTAATCCCACTGAAGTTGCGCTTGACCAATCTATGCGCGGAGATCAAGAAGCGGGCACTATTACGCTCAAGCGGGGGCTTACAAAACTAGAGTCATATCTAGCCGATCAAGGGTTCAGGAAGACTAAAGTACGAGCAAACGCAAAGCTAGACCCAGCTGTGGCGACACGTACTGACAAAGAAGGTAGTAGGTACGTATACGAAGATACTCAAAATGATGACAAACTCCTATCTCAGCAAGAGTACGACGATGCTTATGATGGGCTTTTATATAGTAAAGACACGTTAGGTTTCTTACTTGTTGACCCCGTGCATGGGCTAGATCAAGCACTGCTCCCAAGTATTCGTAACGCTTTACAACGAGGCGACTTACCATTTGTTCTAAACGCTATAGCCACTACAAGCTCAGTACCTCGTGTCCGTCAGATTGCGGGTAAGTTAGCCGAAGTCGCTGGCACTACACAGGTGCAGGTGGTTGACGATCTATCTACAATGGTGGGACGCAAAGCTGCTGGGTTGTTTGAGCCTGAAACTAACACAATATCTATAGACGCTACTAATGGTATGAACATACATACTATCCTGCATGAGATGACCCACGCGGCCACTTCAGCGTCCTTGGCAAACCCGAAACTACCTGAAATTAAGCAGTTGAATACATTGTTTAACGTAGTGCGAGAGCAGTTTGGTGAAGTGTACGGCACAGCTAACCTTGATGAGTTTGTCGCTGAAGCCTTTAGTAACCCTGAGTTCCAAAGCGCGTTATCGCTTACTCGGGTAGACGGCGGTAAGATGTCAGGCTGGGAGAAGTTTACAGGTGCGGTTAGACGTATCGTCCGTAAGCTGATCGGTTTAAACCCGAAATCTCCAGAGTCTGCACTTGATGAAGTAGATCGTATCATTAACGGTATGCTCACTCCATCTCCAGACACACGGGCGGCACCTTCGATGTTGTTAGCTACGGCAACCCCAGAGGGTAGCATGGATGTTGCTAAGAGTTCTATTGAGGCTGTACCGGCGAGCAAACGTGCAGAGTATGTGGATATGGCAAGCGACATGCTGTATAACAGAACTGAACCGGCTTCCAGAGGTGTGAAGAACATTATACTTGGGTCGCTAGACTCTCGTATCCTTGCAGATGTTGCTAAAAAGAAAATACCATACGCACCTGAGTTAAACATTCTTATTCGTAAGATGAGTGGGGCTATGCGCTCACGAAATGACGCGCTCGACGCTATGACCAACAATTATGTAAGTTGGACTCGAAAGAATAAAGCTGCTGCTAAGATTATGAACAACATAATTCCTAAGTCTACTGCACTGCGTGTAGACCCATCAAAGCCGCCGTCGTTCTACAGTTCTTACAAAGCAGCATACAACGATATTATTGCTAAGAAGTCTGTTGTAAAAGAATTTAAGTCGGAGAAAGCCCGCACTGCTTGGGTAGAGAACTTTAACAAAAATCACGAAGAAGCTAAGACTACTAAAGCTAAGAATATGAAAGACCCTGACCCAAAAGATTTGGTGGCTTACGACGCACTGCGCAAGCAGTACAACGCTATGGGTAAAGAAGGTCAGCAGTTCTATAGGCAAATGCGCAACTTTTTTGAAGATACATACGACGAAATTCTTCCAGCCCTACGCGCTCGTTTAGAGGCATCTATCGCCGATCCTAAGACACGCGCGTCTGCGTTTGAGAAGTTGTCAGAGATTCTTATGAAGGAAAGCGGTATTATTAAACCGTACTTCCCTCTTATGCGTAAAGGTAAGCACCGCCTGCAGTACACGTTCCTCAATGAAGAAGGGCAACCTCAAACTGCTGTAGAGTATTACCAGAACCGTAAACAGCTAGACAAGGCGTTCAAAGTTGCCGAATCTGTATCTGCTATAGGCACTAAACCTGAGTATACTCGTGCAGATCAACCTATGAACTACAGCTCTGTGCCAAGCTCTTCGTTTGTTTACGATATCTTAAAGACTATGGAGATGTCCAAAAGTAGTTTCAAAGACCCTGAACAGTACGATGCGGCAGTACAGAGTGTCGTAGACCTAGCCCTAGACGCAATGCCAGAGCGTTCGTTTATGCAGGGATTCCGCAGACGTAAAGATGTACGTGGTTATATAGGTGACAACACTCCAACCAAAATAGGTGACACTGAGTTCGACGCTGTCACTATGATGAAAGAAAAAGGTCGTGACCTGAACCGTCAGATCGTGCAGATTCAAGCGGCGGCGGAGATAGAGAAGTTCCGCAACAAGCTCAAAGAAGACAAATTCCTTAAAAACCCTGAGACTGCAGAGATAGCACGTAAATTAGATCAGATCGCCAAGTTCGCTCAAAAACCTAACGTACCTCGATGGTCACAAGTGGCTAACGGTGTCGGCTTTAACATGACGATGGGTTTCAACTTCTCGTCAGCAGCGATTACATTCTTCGATGTTGCTATGAGTGCCATGCCTGTCATCTCAGCCGAATACGGTGTAAATAATACTGCCCGTGCATATGGGGAAGCTACTAGCCTAATTATGAACGCTCCTAAGACACGGGGTATCATGGTGTCTGGCCCTGATGGAAAGCCTATAGAACAAGAAGTTAAAATGGGTATTATTGGTAAGTCCTCCTTTAACTATACGTTTGAGCAGTTACCGCCGGAAATGCAAAAGATTCGAGCCGATATTCTGTTTGAAACAGCTGCTGACCAAGGACAAGCAAATCAGTCTATGACTCAAGAAAGCCTTGAGATAGGTCGTGATGCCCCGTTGGAAGGTATAAACAGGTGGACTAGCGGCATGTTCCATCACGCGGAACGGTTTAACAGGGAAACAACTCTCACTGCGTCGTACGCACTTGAAGTACGGAAGCTACAAGCTGAAGGTAAACAGCTCACAGACCAAGATTATAAAGACGCCGCACAGAAAGCTATCGAGACAACTGAGTTTACTCTTGGTTCAACAGCGGCGGCGGGTCGTCCAGTATGGGCGCAAAGCGGTGTAGGTAATGTACTATTCTTGTTCAAACGCTTCGCTATCGCCAAATACTACATGATGTATAAGTTGGGGCATGAATCCATCGGGTCTACAAACGTCGCTAAGATTATGCAAGATATGGGCGTCACCGAAGCCGAAGCACAGCAGATTTCTAAGGATCGTAAGCTCGCAAGGATAGGTCTACGTAACTTCTTGATCTCTACAGGTGTTATGGCAGGTGCAGGTGGTATGCCAATGATGGGTGCGTTCGGCATGATTTATAATATGCTTAGGGATGACGACGAGGATGACTTCGAATCTGCACTAAGGAAATTTACTGGCGAAGGTATATACGGCGGTGCGGCCAACGAGTTACTTGGCATAGATGTAGCTAATCGTATCTCGCTCAACAGTTTGTTATATCGCCCGCCACTTGTGGACAAAGATCAGAGCCCTCTGTGGACATTCGCAGAGCAGATAGGTGGTCCGGTTCTAGGGATTACTCTTAGTGGCCTACGTGGCGGGGGTGAAATATGGCAAGGATTTGCTGACGGGGATATGCAGGGAGTTAAACGCGGTGCCGAAACAGCAGTGCCTGCGGCTATCCGCAACTTCTCTAAAGGTTGGCGGTTCTACAGAGAAGGCGCAACGACACGTCGTGGTGATCCAATTACCGAAGACATAAATGCGTACAACGCTATTATGCAGGGTCTTGGGTTTGCGCCACAGTCTTACATACAACAGCTTGAGTTCAACAAGAACGCTCGTCGTCGTGAAGAAGCTGTAAGTAGCAGACGGACAAAACTACTACGTCGTCGTAATATGGCGTTGCGTAATGGAGATCGTGAAGGTGTGCAAGAAGCAGACCGTCTTATCAAACGATACAATGAAGGTCTTCCAAGAGGTGCAGAGAAGTCTCGTATCACACGAGATACTAAAGAGCGATCCGCACGTAGCTTCGAGCGTACAACCTCTAAGATGAAGGGTGGTATGACATACACAGAGTTCATGGAGTCTATTGTTCGAGACTACGACAAAGGCTTCCAAGGCTTCTAACGAAAAAAGCCCCCGCCGAAGCAGGGGCAAGTATTCAGGTTGAGAACAACATTCACAGGCGAACGTCGTACCAGTATTGTTACACAGTACGCCACGTACGTAAACCTAATTTACCGTCTTCTATGCAGGTTTGCGTATCAAACTTCCATTCTTTTAGCTTTGCGACCTTGTTTAGTTGCTCTTTACCCTTCTCAGTGTTGATACAAGGCACAAATATGGATGCCCCCACACTCATGTCTTCCCAGTCAACAGTGATCCGTAACCCATCAGGGTTTAGATCGTCAACCTTCAATACCTTCTGCTCCATCGCTTTCTTGCTCCATCTCTGCAAACTCCATCTCTAGCACCCAATCCGGCGGTAGGTTGAAGTCAGTACCTTTAGTAAGTCGTTTCTTCGTTCGTTTTGCGCCTAACTTATTTTTTAATTCGTCCACTACACCTTGGTAGTTTATCTGCTGATCTACGCACCACTCTCGGAACGGCTTCAATCGTAAGAACAATAGCTTAGTGTCCGGTTCGTAACGTGCAACTAAATGACCGCGGGGTGATGCACCTACAGGTACAAGTTGATCTAAGCCGTTGTCGTTTTTACCACGAAGGTCTTCAGTGCTTTCGATCTTCAGCATGTTGTTGTAGTTTTCTGACAAGTAGTTGTTGAGTGTTTGTGTAACAGACGAGCCCGCATCGTTGACGTAGCTGTTACGAGAAAGTAATTCACCTACCACCCACTTATACACAGCACCGACATCATAGTTTATGAAGCCCAACTTCTTAGCGATGATAAGCCCTGCTATAATTACAGAGTTACCGTTAGACCAAAACCTATTCTCAGGGCCGAGCCCTGCGGCCTTATCAAGACGCTCACGTACAGTCTCCACTGTGCGGCGCACTTCTGCTTTGTTGTTGATAACCCACTGGATATACTCTGTGCCTATATGCCCGTAGTTGCTCTTAAAGTCGCTAAACAGGTGAGTAGTCTCTGTGTTCTGTCCTTTGAGGAAATGCTTCTTCTGCACATGGATTTCAAACATCCTGTACATCTCTGCTTTCGGCGTTGCTTTGTGCCGACCCAACACTTCCCATGCGCTTGTGTTACCTGAACTTAACGCGAGTAGTTGCCAAGGTTTGCCCCTCGCTCGTTCGATGTTACCATTAGCGGATAGTCTATTCTTTTGTCGACCGCCGGATACTTGGTAAACATACTCAGACATCTGCTCACCTGTTACGTTAGTCATCTCATCGGACACTAGCGGTATGTTGTGCATAACTTCCCCACGGTTCATACGTGAGTTGTGAGTATCCTCTGGTTTGTTCATCAGTTCATCAGGACTGCCCCATATACCGAGTGCCGCCATTTGTGCAGTAGTCTTACCTACACCTGACCCACCATAAAGATGCACAGCCATACTATTTAGACCTGTAACTGCCATGAGAGGTGAGCCGAAACCAATACCCAACACGTACTGGTGTAGTTCATAACCCGGCTTGTTGTAGAACTCCATTAACTCAACGCATTTTTCACGGGTTCCTTTAGGTTCAAACGCATCAATCAAACCCGCAGTCTTTGCTGATGGTGGATTAAAGTCCACGCCTGTCCCAGTAACTAGCTTGCCACCTAATACAAACGCCTCCATGTCGTCGCTGACCCAACCGAATTGTCGATGCGCTTCATCAGCTACAGTTGTGCGTTGTAGTTCGTCTACCCATTTTGTTGTGTATGCCATTAATTTATCTAAAGCCTTTCCCCATGCAGTTACGCCTTCTTTCGCCATACACTTACGGAACTCCTCACGGGAAGTTATACTCGTAAGAGGTACGTTGAACTGTCGTACACCGTCTTTTGGTAAATGTAGGCGGAACACTAGCGTCTCGCCCAGTTCGATGTCATGCAGACGTCGAGTAATATAAATGTCGTGATGGTATATAACCTCTTCTTCTATATCCCCATCGGAGTTACTACTGCGTAAGAATACGCCACCCGCCGCTCCACGGAAGTAAGGATTAGGATATTCTGGTATCTCAAACTCTTCGGACTTCTTCACCCCTGCTTTTACTATAGGTGCAGATACTACCACTTCACCTTCGGATTCCCGAATACGCTTACCCAGTACAATCGGCGATTTAATCTCGTTCCATAAAGGGCAGTTCTGGCATGTGCCTTCGTTAAGGTCGTTGAAACGCGCACAGGTGTATGGCCCTTTTATCTCGTCCATCTTCTTGCGCATATCTGCTTCGTTGTATCCGGGGTGTTTCTCTGATATTTTTACTGCGGCTGTGGCTCCATCGCTACAGAACTTCGCAATAGATAGACCGGCTCTCCACAAAGGTTCGCTAACTTCTGCTTGGTTCATGGCGATGTATTTTAATTGTGCGCACCCTCTCCCCTGCACAGTTTTCTTTATGATTGTCTTAAAAACATTCTCACTGTTCTCGGCGTAGGCTTCGTAAAGAGCGTCAGTACCCAAGTCAATCTTGATAACTGGCTTCGCTAAGACGCCTAGCTTGGATGTAAAATCTTCAAGCGCAACAGGTTCTGGCATAGACACACCAAGAAAGTCTACTGGTAAAGGCGGGTCTTCCTTATAGTTCTTTGAGTTCGGCATACGTAGGATACGTACCACGTCAGCAGTAACAGCAGGGTCAGCGAGTAACCCGTTATCAGAACAGCACCGCTTTAATCTGTCGGCTTCCACAGCCCACTGCTCCGCCGAAAGTGCTTCGGTAAGAGGCCAATATACATGCACACCACGTCCACTGTTAACCATCAAGGGTTTAGGGAGTGATAGTTTCTTGCAGAAATCACGCACTGCGGATACTGCGGCTTCTTTAGTAGGGTATTCGTATGTTGGTCCACAATCCAAGTCGAGGAAGAAAGACTTCAACTCGTGTGCGTTCGTACCTTTACGACCCGCATCCTTGGTCGGTTCTTTAAATGTGCTTAAAGCAAAGTACGTGTTTAGCCCATCTGTGATAAACTTACGTGTAGCTCTCTCTGCGTCTTCAATAGTATCATAAAACTTTTGTATACGTACGTCACCTTTAGCGGCAAATACGCAATAATGTCCTGAGTCGCTGAGTAATCCTTTTAAAAAGTCTAAGTTGTTCATTGTTACTGCTCCAAAAATATGTCGTGGCGGGCTCTCGAAAGGGTGGTAAACCCGCCACGACTGCCTATCGTTAAACTAGGTGACTGACCCCTCAGTCGTCCCAGTTGTCTACGATAGAAGCAAGATCGGCCTCGTCAGGAGAGGGAGCAGTAACCTCTTTCTTCTTGGCGACCTTCTTAGGTTCAGGTGCATCGTCGAGTACAGGCTCTTGCTTTGCCACTGATCCATTACGTTGTGTCTCTACCTTGTCGGTTTGGGAAACGGTCAACGTAATTGCTTTGATAGCGTCATCGCTATCTTTCATGGACACAGCTTTATTTAGCTCTTCCTCAGTCAATGGACGGACTGGCTTGAAGAACAGTTTAGGTGTGTCACTGTTTTCGTCAAAATACATCTGCGTAAGCACAGCGATTGACGGTGTTTTGTGAGCTTTAAGGTATTTAGCGTATGCTTGCATACCCATCTTACCGTCTTTAGCTTCGCCAAATATAGACGTAGCGGGTAACTGCAGTTGGTACACAGTGTCGTACTCACCTTCGAGTAACACAGCAACGCGCTGATTGTAGCGACATGCACGGCTTTCGCCTTGCCCAGAGCCTTTGATATTCTGTGGACAATCCATACAACGAGATGCTTGGCGGGTATCCGCAGGTACATCTTTAGACGGAGTTTGTGTATCAGGAGACCAACAAGCAGGTGGAGTTGGGTTCTCAGGATCGTATGCCCCTGCATAGTATGTACGTGATAACTTTGCCGCGTTGATAACGACTACGTTTAAGAGGCCATCGCTCTTAACATTGACTTGTTCTCCGCTGACCATTTGACGGAATCGACCACCGCGTAGACTGATACGGTTTGATCCACCGCCGCCACTGCCACCGGCTAGATTATCGTCGGCTTCCTGCAGTTGTTTAAACAGGTCGCTACTTACTAGGGAGTTGCCTTCTCCAAACAATGATACTTCTGACATATACTATTCTCCTTCTGAATTTGTTTTTGGGGCTTCTTTTTGAGCCTTGTTGGTTTTAGAAGCTAATGCCGCTTCCACTTCATCGAGCCGAAACCGGTAGATATCACCCACCTTTATGTAGCTACTCGCAGGGATTTCACCTGTATATACCCACTTTCGAATTGTAGACAGGGACACTTGGAAGTAATCCACTACAGTATTTATATTCACATATGGCGATTCAATATCACTCATTTTTTCCTCACAGAGATTGCGTACTCAGAATCTACATTAAGACCTGCCGGTACTAGGTCAGGGTTTTCCTCAATGAACTGACGTACATGGGTTTGGTTTAAACGCTTTTCAAAAAACTCGGGTACTTTATTATCCATTATAAAATTGTGCATGGATTCCCAATCACTCGTCCAGTAGCGTTGCTTCACAGTGCGATAGAACAAACCTGATGCAGTGCGTACACTATCAACTTCGTGTTCCTTGCAGTATTCCAACAGGGCAAGTTTTACCTTGTCCTGTTGCTCACGGAGTTTGCCCTCTTCCTCTTTATATTTGGAAGTTAACTCCGATCGTTTGTCGCGTATCTTAGTGTACGCATTAACTAACTTGTCTATTGACACAGCCATGTTGTTCTCCGTTTTATACTTGTTTTACTGTCATATACGACTATATGGTAGTTAGTCAAGTATTTCTTTATATAAATCTATCATAGCAGTGTGTATGTTTATACGCTCGTCTAGCATGCGGTAAATACGTTTTTCCGCGGCTGACCCCGCTAATTGAATTACAGTACACTTATGGTCTTGTCCCGCACGGTGAATACGGGCGTTAGCTTGTAGATAAGTCTCCAAAGAAGAAGTAGGCCCCCACCATACTATTGTATTCGCCGCAGTCAAGGTCACACCATGCGCGGCGGACTGCGGTTGGATTACTAGGACTTTCGGATTAGGTGTCGATTGGAACCTGTCAAATATCTGTGTGCGGTTAGCCGCAGATACATCTCCTCGTATGATCTCAGACGTGACGCCGTCATCTCGGAGCTTCTGTGCTAGCATATCTATAGTATGCCGGAACGGCACGAATACAATTACCTTCTTACTGCTCTCGTCTATAGTTTCTTTCAACGCTTGGTATCGGCTTCTGATGTCGAACTCTACCGAATCACCATCGTCAGTATATACTGCCCCTGCGCTGATCTGCAGTAGCTTGTTCATGTTGATCGCGGCGTTAGCCGAAGTCACGGACTCCCCTGCTACCTGCATTAACATCTGCTTACGCAATGTTTCGTAGTATTTCTTCTGTTGTGGTGTCATCTCGACAAAGCGCTTAGTGTAAACCATGTCGGGTAAGTCAAGGCACTCTTCTTTAGTAAACCTAATCGCAGGTTGTAGCACTTGGAACACTGTATCCTTGGCGGTCTCTTTAGGTTTGTAAGAGAACTGCGTGACTTTCCACATGACCATGTCTCTCCATGCCCCAAAGAATCTCGGCACTGACAATGGGTTTACAAGTTTAGCTAGGCCGTAGGCATCAACTGGACTTTGTGCGGCGGGTGTACCTGTCATCATCCACAACCAATCGTCTTCTTTGATTAGTTTGTTTAGGGTCTTCCACCGTTTTGTCTGTGCGTTCTTATAATGTGTAGCCTCGTCTACGATAAACAAATCAAACCCGCCCGCGGCTATCTCGTCTTTGACAACTTCAACACCATCGTAGTTTATAATTACAAACTCAGCCCCGCTGTTGATTATCTTTTTACGTTTATCTTTGCTCCCATGTGCTACATCTACCGTGCGGTGCATAGCGAAGGAGAATAAGTCGTTGCGCCATGCGCTATCCATAATCGACAAAGGGCATACAACAAGCACACGTTTAACTTTGCCTTGGGTCATAAGATAATCCGCCGCCCATATAGCCGATGCAGTTTTACCTGTGCCTTGCTCGTTAAAGCAAAAAGACTTCTTGTTCAGCGTCATAAAAGACGCGGTGTCTTTCTGATGATCAAAGGGCGTGTATTGCCCCGGCCAACTGTACCGTTTTGTAATCGGTGATGGTGCGTTTATGTTTAACGAACGCAGGGATAGAACTTCATCTAACCCCCACTTTACGACGACCTTGTTCATAGGTAGCTCCTTGCTGTTGGGGATAGCTGTTGTTATTTGCTTTGGGTTGCGCACCCGTAGCATTATTGCTTTATCCCGCAAAATTTCCATGTTGTTCTCCGTAGTAGTGAGTCACTACTTTTTCTTCTTTTTGGGGCTGCTCATAGCACCACCCGCGGCTCGATTTTTCTTACGGCTTTGGACTTTGTATCCGTCCTTGTTTGTGCCGCCTTTACTTAGTGCCTTCTTGTGAGCGATATCTTTACCTTCTCGCTTGTCGGCTTTGCCATTCTTGTTGGCATCTTTACCTTTCTTATCCATCGCACGTCTGGCGCGTTGTCGCTCCATACGAGCTTCGTGTTCTCCTCTCGCTTTCTGCTGTTGATATTCTTTTTTGTATGGGCGGGGTTTATTTACGTATGGCATTAGTTTGCTCCATTATGGGGACACTCAACTACTTGACAGTGTCGTTTACACAGTCCAGATGGCTTTGGATTCCAAACATCCACCTCGAACGCTTTCTCCATCTTAGCATAGTTTGCTAACCATTTCCCCCATAGAAGTTGCTGTAAGTCTATTTCATATTCGGCTTTGACAAGGCTCTTGGCAATAACGAACAACAGACCTGCATTTAGCTTAGTGACCTCGGGGTAATGTTTAAAGATTGTCAACGCCATCAACTCCAACTGGCCTTTGTCAGCATACTTCGCCGATCTGCCTGTCTTGTAGTCAACGATCCAACCCACCCCAGTTTCTTTATCTATGATCGCAAGATCAACAATACCTCTAAACCATACATCTTTTGCAAAGAAACTGCAGGGTTCTAGGTCAGCGGTCAAGCCTAACTTCTGCTCTACTATCTTCTTACCTTTTTTGTTATTAAGGGAATCCAACGTAGGTTTTATAAAGTCGAACTTGGCGGGTACAGGAGTACCTTTACCTATGTAATCCTCACATGCCTTGTGAAACTCAGTACCGTAGCGCATGGCCTCGGTTTCTCTGAACGGATACTGCTTGAGTACCTTCTCATGGTAGAACTGTTTGGGGCATTGCTCAAATGCTTTGATCCGACTAAACGACCACGGCGCGGCTTTACTCATTCACAATCTCCGTATGATTTGCCAGTGCCACTTTCGCAATCGACAGGAAGGCCCTCTGCCCAGTCTGGTGTCCATCTCATACATCTCTCCACGTATGCTTGTGCTTCAGCGACCTCCTCGTCGGGTACACAACATGCAATCGAATCGTGTACAGTAAGCACTACTTTATACTTCTTATTAATTAGTAGCATCTGCTCACCTATTATGCAACGCGCTATAGCCTGACACACGTTCTCGATAACTTTACCACCATATATCCGTGTTCGGCCTCGGCGTACTTTGTATGTATATTCGAAACCACTCTCAGACTGCTCCCCATGTAACTCAGGGTAAAATATCTTTAACCCACTAGGTACTATCAGGGCTTGGTTTTTAGGGTCTACCCCAATGATACCCTTCTTACCAAACTGCACAGCACGGTAGTTAGCCAACTGCTTAACCATGTAGTTAGCATCTCTCCATACCTTGCTTATCTTAAAGTTAGCTTCTCGATAGATAGATATAATCCGTCTTGCCTCGTCCTCAGACACCTCAAACCCAAACGTCTTTAACTGCATGCCGAACTTCTCTGCCCCCATGCCGTAGCCCGCACCTAGAATTGTAGTCTTACCCACGAACCTTTGGTCTTTAGTCACGTCTTCTACGGCCACGTTGTATATACTTGACGCCATATACTTGTACACGTCCTCACCCTTGGCGAACTGATCTACAAGATCGTTCTGCCCTGCGAACCACGCAAGCACTCGCGCCTCGATTTGGGACGAATCGGCTTCGACAACTGTGTGTCCTTCTGGTGCAATGATAGCCTTCTTTAACTTCTTACCATTTGGCCCACGGCTCGGTAGGTTTTGTAAGTTAATTTTATCTGACCCACCCCATCTGCCGGTGTGCGCCGCGTAGTACCTAATCGGTACGGGTAAACGACCACGTTTAGATATACCTATAAACCTCTGCGTACGTGTTTCCTCAAGAGTAGATTTGTTCCCAAGGCGCGCCGCTACTAGAGATTGTACACGATCATCAGCATGCTCCTGTAATGCCTTGAAGTCTTCGTCGCTCTTAGCAAAGGCGTACGTCTCCTTACCTGTTGTCAGACTGGTCTTCATAGGCGGCTCGACACCAAGATCACGTAGCATGTCAGCGAACTTTAGATTTGACATCAAGTCTTTCTTATCGGTCACCCCTGCATCGCGCAGCAGTTTATCCTTACGATCTTGCGTGTCTTCCAAGTGCTGTTCCAACAACCCGAGGTCTAGATCAAGTATCGGGTCAATAAACATACGTAATGTAACGTCGATCAGCTTTAGCTCAGTGCGCGGAAAGTTAGCCCCCATAATCTTAAACAGCTTATACGTTAACTCGACATCCTGTATGCAATACTCGCCATACTTCTTAGCTTCTTCCGCGGTGAAATCGGCGCGGCGTTTGCCCTTGGCGTTGTGTACTTCGAAACCTTTCTCACCAATACCGTAGCGTTCAGACAAAGCCCGCAATGATGCGCCTGCATCCACGCCGTGTAAACCTCTACCCATGCACATAGTATCGAACCAAACCTTCGGCTTCACACCATATCTCCAACTTAGTATAGCTCCATCGAACATAGTGTTCTGTGCTAGGATGGCGCTCTGAGAGAAGTCTATGTATGATAGTAGACGTTCAATGGTCGCGGGGTCGTTTAAGTACTGAGTGGCTTTATCATTCTTTTTTATAGCAAGGCCGATTACTTCGAACCGCGAGTCGCGCACATAATCTTCTGTCGTCATCTTAGATAGTGAGTAGTCCTGATCATAGTAAGTCTCAAAGTCGAGCGTATATACATCCATTAGTTAACTTTCTTTTTGTAGTATTCATCTACTAACAAATCGACGAGGTAATCTGCCAAGCTAGGGTAATCGTTTCTTAGCATTTGGTCTGCGGCAAAATCCCATACTTCTTTGGTGGTGTTTTCTACCAACGACGAACCAACACTACCTGTCTTAATATCGTAACGACGTCTAAACGATGCTATGTCTGTGATGGGAACTGGCTTATTTGGCGGCAAATCTCCGCGCCTTTGCGCCCTTGCTATGGACGCGGCAACCTGTGCGTAAGTCCCTTGTACTTCTCGTGCTATGTCTTCCTTACACATACCCGCTTTACTAAGAGTAATTATCTTTTCAGTTATAGGTTTAATTTTACTGCCCATTATACTCTATCGTCCTCTCCAAGGCCGCGCCGCTGATAAGCTATGAGAAAGCTAAGACAGCATGCGGCGTGTGCTAAGTGTGAAAACCCTGTTTCGGGGTCATTATCTTCACCTCTCCACCAAGCCCACATGTGACGCATCATTGCGCTAAAGTATCTACTCCAAGATGCACCTTGCGCCCAGTTGTGCGCGCTATACTTCTGTGCGCCAAACGTAAGGACTTTTGCTGTTTCTTCGAGTAACTCTGGTGGCAGTAGATCGTACCTAGTCTTAGCGTTGTCGTCCTTTACAAACTTAGGCACAGGTACTTCTTCTCTCCAGTTGGGTGACGATATAGTTTCTATCATCTTATCTACATATTCCACGCTCGTACTCGTTGCCTCAGCTACTTGGATAGAACTTGCCTTGCGGTTGGCAAGTAGATACGTCCACACACGTTCTTCTTTCTTGGTCATATGTTGTATCCTTCTTTGCGGCGGTTGCTTACAAACTTAGTCAAATCTGTTTTGGCGTAATCGTAACGATCCCGTGCAGATGGTGATGCAGTTGGCTGTACGTATTGCTGTTGCCAAAAGTCTACTTGTTTTCGTAAGAACTGTAATTCGTATTCGAGGGCGGGTGTTAGTTTCTTTTTGTCGTGCATTAATCTCTATACCCATCCACCGCAGAAGTATCTACCCGTAGCTCGAACCATTCGTTGTGGGGAGACCATAAAACCCAATCGGGTGCATGTTGCCCACTCTCACAATGTACCTCAGCCCTACTTATTTCCCCTGCAGTGTGCATATATTCCAGTGTTTTTTGCATAGATATAACGTCTACGTCTAATGCTTCCGCCAATTTTTCAGCATCAATCGCGTGCATATTTTCATCCTCTCTGAAATACTTCACAATACGATCTTCTAAGTCGATAGTGTTTACTCGAGGTGTCGGCTTTTCAAAGTGCGAAATATCAATCCCAGATACACCAACAGCTTGCCAAGGTGTGTCGATCTTAGTGTTCGGGATTAGTACAAGTGTCCGTACTTGTTCTTCTGCGACAGTGTGCTTCTTAGCTAGCTTAGAGTTTATAAAAACCTTTTCGCCGTTATCGACCCGTACCCCAAAGGCAGTGCCTGTAGGCATTTGATGTACGATAAAAACTTCTTGCGATTCCATGTTATTCAAAATGTTCATATTGTTTATTCCTGTTGTGTTGATGCCCAATACTTAATCTGTGTTTGTGTTTGGTGCATATTTGTTTCGTTTACAACCCAATCAAAACCCCCTGCTGTTTTGATATCATCTAGGTTCTTCTGTTGCAGTGCGGTAGTCTTCCCCTTCCCTGCTTTACATTCAATACCAAGGAACAGACCTTTGTAGCATGCGATTATGTCAGGTACGCCGCTTCGTCCAAATCCACCTGTAACAGGGTAGAAGTAGTATGCTCCCATCTTCTTTAGGTAGTTAGTCACTACCTTCTTTACTTTAGCTTCTGGTGTTGTTGCCATTGTTGATCTCCATGTAAAATAACTGGCTTCGATGGGGGGCAGATGTCCGCCCCCCAAAGTTAAATTGGTAGTGTGTCACTACCTATCAGCGTAAATCCAATAAGTAGTTTTGTCGATCCTGTGACCTACACCTTCTATTGGTTCAGTAGGTGGTGTAGGATCAACGAGCATAAGTGTAGCGATACGCTCCCTGATCCATTTAGGTGTTTCGTTTATAGTGTCATATACTCCTAAACCTGTCGCGTCAATAGCGTCTAGATCAAAAGACATTACATTAACCTTATTTGTAGTAGGGTGTATTGTCACGCGGTACGTGATAGTGTCAGTTGTTCCCACGCTCACTCACCTTTGATGTAGAACATATTTTCCCCTGCACGATATCCAACACCTGCAACATACTGATCTTCCTCGACCATAGATAGCACAGACATCGCACCGAGTAGGTTCTCTGGTAGTTCTTCCTGTGTGTACACTATCTTGTTCTCAGCGCTATCGTCGTGACGAAACAGTGAGTAGCTTTGGCTTACTCTCTTGAAGCCTCGATATAGATTAGCACCTTGAGCTTGTATGACCTCAATAAATGTGTGGTCTCTATCATGTATATCTCTGCCATCATGTAGCTCCTTAACCGCTTCAAAGGCTTCGGTTAGTTGCACTTCAAGTTCTTTGTCGAGAAACTCATAGTCTGATTTTAGTATGTTAGCGAGTTCTCTTTTAAGAGGTGCAGTGTTTAGGCGTGTCCTACCAAATACATCGGTGTCGATCTTGTTCGTTATCTTGTGCGCCTTGGTCTTTACTTCGTCCAACGAACGAGACACACCTCTAGCAAAATCCCTTTGCACTTGTTGCAACGCTTGCTTTGCGGTTGGTGGGCGTAGGTATTTACATGCGTTAAGTAACCCCTTGTTGAAATGCAGTGCTGAAGACATGAAGCAATTATCTCCATACGAGTACTTGCCGTTCTGTATGTTAGGCGAATAAACAGCATGCCGCTTGTCACCTGTACCACCTTGAAACACGTCTGCGTATCTTATCCAACCCATAGCGTAGGTGTCTTGCGGTCTGTAAACCCACATGGATTCCAAACTTTTAGGCGCGGTCTTGTAACCGCGAACCTTTTTGGTTAGTGCATCTGCCATCATCTGCACATCTAGATTAGGTGTATATACCTTATAATCTGGGTTTGGTTTTTCTAAATCTCTTACTAATTTTAATTCTAAGTCACTCATAGTTGTTCTCCTTTTGTAATGAACCCAAGTTCTGTGTTGATAAATCTGTTGAAGCATGCTCGTACATGGGAAATATCTTCTTTGGTTTTTATTTTAGTCAGCAACGGCGAACTGTTGAAACTCCAACTCTGCTCGTCTGGTGCATAGCATTGTTTGGCAAACTCTATCCAAAACGCTAGCCGTGCAGGGTGTCTACTACTACGCACAATCTCACGTCCTCTCATACCATCTACTTTCCTCCAGTGGTTGTTCCTTGTTTGACCGTAGGCTTCAACCAAGTCTTGATGATGTTTATACAGGTACTCGTTGTCCTCCAATGGCATTAGCGGTGACATAGTCATACCCCATTCGAAAAACTTTTTGATTGAGTCCTTGTACTTGGCTTTGAGTTCTATGTTCACACGCGGCGCTTTCGGCAGTGCGCGTCCTGTACCCTTGGCATGTACCCAGTCAACACCAGAGAACCGATCTTTACTTTCGGCTTTGTTGAACACTAAGGCAGAGTTGTCGTCGTGTAACATGACCCACTTCTTAGCATTTTTTTGATACCAATTAGCGTTTTGCTGATCATTTATGTGGTCGTAGATAACACGCGGTGCGGTATGGGTCTTGGCTAAGTAATATCGTTCGTCATGCCTATGGTCAGGATACCTACCCATTGTCTTAGTCACATACTGTTTACCATTGTCGACAACAAACCCCAGACCTTTTGGTGTATGCCTGTTTATAAAAGCATAGCGTGAGTTGTGCGCGTGATTTCCATACCCGTTGCGTATTGTGACTTGTTCTGTGCCGTCACGTTTCTTGCGCCATATGATAGGTGCATACTTCTCCATGTCCTTTAGTGTAGGTACATACTCAGCAGAAGCTGTATAGCCCCAACCCCAATTAAAGTGTGCATCACCAAAGTGAAAGCCGTCTGATAGTGCATAGCAGTTGTTGCTTATCTTTACGATACGTTCGTACTTACGTTTGCGATCACCTATGGGTCTGATGTCTTTACCCTTGTTACCACTACCGCCCATTGGCTTTATGCTTTCGTAGTGAGCCACTACCTCGTCGAAGCTCCCGAATGATGAATATGTTAGTGTCATTTGTTGTTATCCTGTTGTTAAATGTTATTGTTTAGTTTAAAGCATCTGCGTGGGCATTTATTGCCCACACGAATCGTCGTCGTAATCACGTTCGATCTCCCCAAGTCCATTACAGTTTTCGCAATCAACCCATGTTTCGAATGGCTCGTACATGCCACCTGTCCACTTGAACTCCTCGCCTGTAACTTTACCGTGTTGATCTGTGTCTTTGCACTCAGGACATTCGATGAAAATCTCTTGCTCCTGTAGTCCTACTACATAGTTGCCAATCTTACTCATTATTCATCTCCCTCGGCTATGTTGGTGATAAAGTTTATTGTTACAATACCTTCGCCAGTATCGGTAATTTCCCATTCGCAAGTGACGTGTTCTTCAAGCACTGCGATTAGTTCCTCGTTACTCATAGTGTTACCTCTATCTTTCTCACAATCTCCATGTTTAGCATTAGTTTGTCGATCAACGTGGTGTCGCTATCGTCGGCTTCGTTTTCAAAAAGAGGATCGTCGTCGGCGTTATGTTCGTAATCACCATCAAACCAATCGTGCCTGTCCTCTACATCGTCGTCGCTTTCGCCAATACGTAAGAGGCGGAAGGCGGAAGAAAAACCTCGCGCCTCACAAAACTCCTTCACAAGCTCGAACATATACTCGTAGCCCTGCACCCACTCGTAGTTGTCGTACCACTTTACACTGTCTGCGTGAAAATACAGAATGTTGTCGTCTTTTATGACCCAGTCATTTACTAAGTTGTGCTTCTCTACATTTATGTTCAAGGCGTACGCCGCTATGACTTCGTCCATGTTTTTCTTGCTGTCAAAGGCTACAGCGATATGTACGTCACTACGATATCCCATTACATGTCCCTCGATTTTATGTGTACACATTTACCTACGTCTGGCACTTTGTGCTTGTTGTCGATAACGCACCACAACACAGGCATAGTCCACTGACCCCAACCACTGTATAGTTCTCCATCTGTTAGGATGATAGCCGCTTGCGCGTTGATGCTTTCTTCACGAATGTACTCAGTCACACAGTCTACATCTGTACCGCCACCGCCTTTGATCTTGGTAGATTGTATAAGTGTTTCTAGTTCATGCGTGTCATACGTTTCATCACCACATACCTTTGTATCCCAATACAACAGACGTACTTTATCTGGGTGTACCATATCGCATATTGCTTTGACCTCGGAAAGAAACGCGGTGACTTCGGGCTGTTGGATAGACCCAGACGTGTCGATTGCAACCACCAGTTCCCCGACCTGTTCGCTGTACGTGCTAGGCATGTATATACCTTGACCAAGCAACCTACGTTTTGGTTTACGCCATGTAGAGTAATCACTGCCTGTACATGTAGCCTGCACAAACTCACGCAACACTTCACGCCAATCGACTTGTGGTTCTAGCAATGCTTCTAGGTCACGATCACCACCACTGCCCATCTTCCCTGCAACCAATGCACCTTGACGTACTGCCTCGTCAATCTCTCTGGCAAGATCACGTTGTTCATCGGCGGTCATTTCTTGCGCACCGTCCCAATCGTGTACATCGAATGGTTCTTGTCCGTTCGGTAGTGAGCCACTACCATCTTCGGGCGTACCATCACCATCTTCGGGATTACCAACGCCACCACCTTGGCCGCCGCCTTGCGGTTGATCTTTACGTAGCAAGTTGTACACCTGCGCGGTATCCATACCAACGTACTGACGATCATAGCAACCTTTTGAAAGTTCGCCTGTCATAGTAGCAAACCCATCTTGGTAGTTATCATCTACAATCTTTAGGTTGATCACGTAGTCACACGCTACGTTCGCAAGATGTGCGTCTTGCAAGTATAGATGTTTCCATGTGGTCAAGTGACGGAACAACTTGTGATACACTTCGTGCAACACCAGAAATCTAAGCTCGGCATCGTTGAGCTTACTTACAAACTCACGTCCGTAGAACTCGTCACGTCCATTGGTACATGCCGTCGGTACGCTCGGGTCGTCCACTACAGAACGCTCCCCGATCATTAGCACCCCTGCGAGTGCGACATACTTCGGGCTACTCATAATAGATACAACGGCTTTTGTTAGTCGTTGCTCCTCAGTTAGTTGTTTGATTGCTAGCATTTTATTTCCTCCACCACATCATAGCTTTCCACCACTGCGGCTTCGGCTTGATGTCTTGTTCCATTTGACTGAGCATGTATTGTATTCTCGGCAACGGCTTATCAGGTTCACCGAACTCGATACCGTGCTTCTCAAAAGCTGTATCCACAACTTCACGAAACGTAGGTTCGTTACGTTTCAATACAGATGCACGTTGCTGTACTGCTTGCTTTGTGCGTCCCATTATGGAAGCAACTTCCTCAAAGGTCATGCCCCCATCACGTAGTGTTTCGAGGATACCGTCCTCTTTATCTGTCCATCGTTTACCCATTATATCTCTCCTCTGCTGTAACAACGACAGCGTTTAATGCGCCCACTAATGAAGTGAACTCTTTCTTTGCCTCTGCGACTGCTTCGGCTTCGGTGTGTGCAAGTACACAGATAACTCGTGATACTAGCCCTTCGACAGTTACGTCATAACTCTTTTCCATAATTATACCTTGTCTGCTGTGTATAGGTGGTTGTTCTTCATAGCCCACTCGGTGAACTTCTTGTTAGTCATAACCATTGACTGCTTTGAATACTTCGGTGCGCGTACACCATTAGCGAACATAGCTTGTGCTTCGGTATCGAGGCGTGGCAAGTAATCCATCCAGCTGTTGAGCCAGTCTTTGTCCAACGCAGACAGAGTTCTATACACAACCATACATATAGCGGCGGCGCTGTCAGGTACTTTGGCACTCTTTGGATTGTCTTTGATAGACTGCAAGGTAGGTAGCTGATCAGCTAGTGTCACAAACGCCATCAAGTCCATTGCCGCACGATCACCAATCGTACCCATCAATGCGGCTGTGAGTGTTTGATCATCAAGGAGGTGGCGTTGTTTTAGCCAGTTAGATGCTTTGTGACCCGAGCGCGGCGTAAAGAACGAACGTCTAAAAGCTTTTGGGTGAAATATCCACGGGTTTTCATCTGGGTCTTTCACGTCTTCAAACGATGCAAACAACTGTGGATTGTCCTTACACCAACCAAGTAGGCTGTGGTCTATGTCGTTGTTGATACCCCATTCGATCCATTCCGTATTGTTAGGTTTACGCATACGTACAAACGTAACGCGGTTACATGTGTGTGGCATGAACATATCACCGACACCTTCTGCACCAATATTAGTTGTAGCAAACACTAACGTGTCAGGATGTAGTTTGTTCATACCAATCATACGCTCTTGGAACAAACGATTGAGTGGGTTCTGTAAGCTCTTGTTCTTACCCACCTCGTCTATCATAATAATGAGTGGTTGATCTTTGATGTGTACACCTAGCTCCTCGTTAGTGGCAAAGGTCACATAGTCGTTACCTTCTAGGTCTTTGAACTTGGGCATCATCAAGTCACCTGCATCTGCCTTGGTTGTGCAATCAAAATAGATTGCTTTGTGTTTCGGTAACTGCGCGTCCAGTGTTTTCAGTATCGAAGATTTGCCGCTACCCATGTGACCCTCAACGATAAGTGTGTTCTTATCTTCTTCATCCACATGTAGTTGGCTCTTGATTGCATCAGCAACTTGATCTGGGCTTAGTGCGTACATTGATTGTGCTTGATTATTCATGTTGTTCTTCTTTCTTGTTTAAGTTTAGTGTTGTTAAGTAGTGAGCCACTACCATAGCTCGTGATCTTGCCACGAATATTTAGGGTGCGGATTATCCGTACCTTTTGAAGCGAGGACAACAGTATCGCTGTCCCCGATATCACCGTACATTCTGTGGTCGTGCCACATATGTATAAAGTCAGGCTTTCCCCACACACGTACTGCGGCAGAGTATTCTGCATCTGTGCGAAAACCTACAAAGTGTATGTGCATGGTAAACCTTTCTTATATATCTAATGATGGTAGTGATTTCATAACGGCATCGACTGCCGCTTTGGTTTCGGCGCGGAACGTATCGTCCTCACGCAATGCGTCGGCTGTAACACCAGACATTGCATCTTCGAGTTTGTTAGCCATGTCGGACATCTGGACAGACTTCGTCACGTTACACACACGTAGTAGTTCTATCATGTCAGTGACATTACCAACGAGTGTATCACGAAATACTTTCTTATCCTCTTTACTGCTGTAGTCTAGGCGCTCAGACATATTTGTCAGTGCCTTGTGCAAACGTGTCCACACGTCATTCATAGCTGTATTGTATTGTTTGGAATAGAAGTCCTCATACTTCTGCTTGATTTCGAGTAGTGCTTCGTTGCCCACATCGACACGGAAGTCACCGACATCTGGCAATGGCATATAGTTCATACGGAAAGCAAACTTACTGTCGAGTGTTTCAATCGTGGGATAGTCGTCACGCGAGAACAACGAGCCGAGCTTTAGCTGTACGTTTATTACTTCGTCGTTGTACGAGTTTAGAAACTTAGTCTTTAGTGCGTCAAACTCATTCTGCATTTGAGACATAGCTTCGCTGTAGTTGAAGTATTGCGCTGTAGGTAACAGACGTAGCCCAGAGTTAGACCAAGGCATCGTCATATTCGAGTGCATGTTGCGCGCCGCGGTGACGTGTGTCTGTATTGCTTTGAGTGTGTCAGAGTTAGCGAGTAACTTCTTGATCACGTTAGCAACCTCTTTGTCGGCGTGGTTCGCGGAAGCGACATCAGCGGAAGCCCGCTTGTCTTTCTTTCGACCTGCCCATGTAGAGATGTTGACTTCTACGAGCATTGCAGATGAGCCAAGTGTCGGTGCATCTGTTGGTAGTGGGTCACTACTCGCGGTGGCTAGTTGGTGTACGTTATTCATAATGTCCTCCTTTAGAACGGTCTTAGTTTTGGCATTGGGCTTGTCATAGTTGTTGAAGCCTCGGCGGTTTCTAGGCATTGAGCCATGCTGTCAGGATAGTGCGTGAATATAGTTGGATAGAAGTCGTCCATCACATCGCCGCATATTTCCATCGAGGGTAACAGGATACTTGAAGTCATAGGTTCGACATCGTCAGACCCTGCGTGATACGTCAGTAGAAGTACTGTCCAGAATTTCATCATCTGCAACAATCCTGATATCTACAGTCTTCGAATTTTGCGTGACACTCACAGTAATGTTTGATTGGGTATCGAGCTTCACTTACGATGTGGTCAGAGCCACACCAATCATTGTCGTGTGCGTGCAAAGTTACGTGTAGAGTATCATTTTCTATAGTTAAGGTTACTTCTAAATCGCTGTCACCATTGTTAGGTTTGATAGATATACCCATAGGGCATTTCACCACGCTGTAGTTTTCGAACTTCATCTTACTCCCCCGTGTATTTGTTGAGACCCTTGAGGTCGTTTGGATTGGTGACAAGTGTTGCGCCTTGCTTGTGCGCGATAGGTGCGATACACCATCCTGCGCGTTGCTTAGTCGCTTGGTATTCACCACAATCTAGGCAGAAGTTGTAACCCAGTTGTTTTCGGCGTTGTGAGTAAGGTTGCTCGCATGAGAGGCAATAGGCTTTGATAGGCATGATAATCTCCATTGGTTTGATTAGTTAGTTTTGATTAGTAGTTAGTTGGTAGTAATTTAGTAGTGAGACACTACACTAGGTAGCGATGCCCGCGGAGCTGGGACGTTAGTCATAACACCAGAACATATACCAATATAACATGATAACCATGTAATGTCAAGTTTTTCAGAGTGTTTTGTTGTGTCAAGTATTACAGGGTATCGTCAGGTATTGCGAGGTTGTACAAGGTAGTGAGACACTACTGAGTTAAAAGGTAATGTTCCGTGCTAAGTTATTGATAAGATTACAATGTTCCAATCGGGTTTTATAATGTTCCATTTGGTGTGTCTGTAAGTGCTTGAAATCATTGGAATGTTCCAATGTTCCAAATGTTCCGTTAATTTTTGGGGTGTAGGCAAATTGTGTGGGTAGTTGGTATCGCATAATAAGGGGGGTCGCGTATGGGGTGCTATATTTTTTTTCATGGAACATTAGGAACATTAGGAACATTATAATAAAATCAATGACTTATTTTTGCACATTGTGGAACTTCTTGTGGAACATTAGGAACATTACAACGGAACATTATAAAAACAAGGCATCTGCGTACATGTCGTGTCGCAAAGCTGCTTCGAGAACTGGCGTCGACGTGTAGTGAGTCACTACCTTATTTACGGGCCCGGTAAACACGACGTACATAAACATACAAGGAGATGTACACACGAAGTAACGATGTGTCGCAAAGCTGCTCAGAGAACTGGTATAATTGTGGTAGTGTGTCACTACACATATTGGCAAGTGTCGCAACAAAGCCGAAAGCTCTGGTCGCAAAGCTGCTCGGAGAACTGGCATCTTTGT